CGTCCATTTGCCGCATTAGGTTCATTTCGCGGTCATACAGTGTTTTCAAATCTCCGCGCCGGACTCGCTTGCCATTGACTTGATATTCCTGCGCCCCTGATTCAATCGCGGCTATTGCCACCCGGACGCTGGCAAGTTGTTCTTCTGTCGTCATAGTTTCACCTCCTTAAAAAGTTCTCATCAGCGCGAATCCAGTTCGGTGCGGGTGCCATTGGCGTCGGTTCGGGAACTGGTGGGGCTTCTGACAAATCCTCCAAATATCGAACGTGCAACAAATCAGCCGCCAGCGCAGCATAAACCTCCGCGTCCAGGTAATGATTCTGCGCGTTAGATATCTTTTTAACCCATGTGTCTATTTCGCGGTTTCCTTTACGGGTTCTGATTTTATGCTCTGCCGTAAGCTGTGAAGCATAATCCAAATCGCAATCGGAGTGAACCATATACCCGCCAATTCCAATCGGCCTGCATAGCCGCCCTGCAATCATGTTTTTATACTGGTCTGTGTCTACGATATATAGCGCCTGCCCATGTGTTTTTGAGCCAGGGTTATCAATGCTACTCTTGCGATATCGCTGCATCATTGGGTTCGACGCCCCTTTAACTGGCGCGGCCCATTCCTGATTCATCAGGCAAAATTCATAAACCGTTTCCGTGTCATACCCTGAGTCAACGGCACAAAAATTGACCTGCCATCGCAGTTCTCCCTGCGGGTCAGGCCAACGTCGATTCATTATTTGTTCTAACGCGCCCCACGTTTCAACAACACCGTGGGCGATGTTCTGTGAAGTCATACGAGCGCCCCACGCGCGGACAACCCAGTACATTCGATTCTCCTGCACGTCCACGCCTGCCGTTAGCATTTGCGCCCATTCCGGCACCAGCCCCTCCGGTGATTCGGTTTGCTTTTCCATAACCGAATCTCGGTCCATCGTGGCGGCTTTTTCTTCCCACGGTTCGGCAAGCCATGAATTGATAAAATTCATCAGATCTTCCTGCACGTCTTTGACCGAGATAAACTTTGCGGCCACATCGCCAAACGTGAGCCACGGCGAATATATCGAGTTCAAGTGAAACCCTATCGACCGGATTCTGCCGCGAGGGGTGTTCTCTGCTTTCCATTGTCCGCGCCGCAGCATTTCCATTTTGTGCCGGTCGTCAATGTTCTGCCCGCACTTCCCACACTCATACCAGGCCGCGTAGCGTATCATTTGCGGGTCATCCATGCCTTTGGGCCACTTTACCCCCGCGAACGTCAACTCCTGTTCATGCCCGCAATATGGGCATGGAACGTGATACCGCATTCGTACGGTTGCCGATTCATACGCCCGCCAAATGTTCCCTTGCTTGGTCGTTGGCGTGGACACTTTGACGGTTTTCTTGTTATAAAATGTTTTCTGGCGTTCTTCGGCCAGTGCAATCGGGTTTGCTTCGTTGCCGGCCCATCGCGGGAATTTGTCGATCTCGTCAAAAAACACATACCGAACTGGTCTTGATGCCAGGCTTGACGGTGAGTTTGCTCCAGACAGCGCGATATAACTGTTTGAGAATTGCAACTCGAGTTTTTCACTGGCACGTTTGTCGTATTTATCTTTAATTGCCGGGGATAACAACATCATAGGCTCGATGCGGTTTTCACTGGCGGCCTCTGCTAGTTTTTCGGTCGGGTAAACAATCAGCACCGGTCCCGGATCTTGATCCACTGCGTAGCAGAGCATATTGTATTCCGCTTCTGTACCGCCGAGTTGTGACCCCTTGCAAAAAACTATGTCCTCTATTTCTGGATCGTTGAACGCATCCATAATTTGCCGCAGATACGGAACGCGAGAAGTTTTCCACGGCCCTGGAGCGCCAGAAGATTTTTCATCAAGGATTCTGTATTTGTCAGCCCATTCAGATACCGTTATCCTGTCCGGCGGGCGGAATGTTGCGAACGCTATGGAAATAAACGGGGGCCATTTATTCTTTATCGGTTTCGGCAAGCTGCGCGAGCGCGTTGTAGATGGCATCATCAATCACCTTTTTTGCTGCGAGTGCAGCCTCCGCATCAAATACGTTTAACTCGATGGCAACGCTATGCCCAATCGCCAGCAGTTGGCGGCGGAGCACTGTGAACAATCTTTTTAAGTCTTTGGTCACGTCCTCAGTCGCAATATACTTCCCTTCTGCAACAGCCAACTTGATAGCCTCTTGCCCAGCCTTGGCTTCTTTCCAGTCGGCTTCTGCTTTCAGCTTTCTGACCTCGGAGGATGATTCGTTGTTGTGTCCGTATTTCCATTGGATTATTTTTATCAGATCGTACTTCCCGCGTTCCTCTTGCGGGCAGCCTTTCTTAATCCACACCGACAGCGTTTGCGCCGAGATGGAAAAAAACTCGCACATTTGCGGCGAGCCGATAACCCACCATTTTTGCGGACTTTCTGGCGGTTTGTGTTTTGTGGGTGTATTTTTTGCCATTAATAATTTCAACCCCCGAAAATGAGTTTCATGGAGGAAACTACTGCACGTTTCACTGACCCTCGGGTCGGTACCCGGCTTCCCAGTACCTTTTATTTCCATCGCACCGCCTTGCCCATATCAAATAGTCCTTCCTGCCCCGAAGTCATACGCCAATCGTTGATTCGTTTCAATCGCTTGATGTTGAAAAACTTCTGTCGTCTATACCATTATTAACTTATCTCCACACCTTCACCCTCGCACATCACTTGAACACCCTCCTATGCACGGCCCTGTATCCCCTGTCGGTAGGCTCGCAGTTGCAGGACTGCTGCCGCATCAGTTCCTTAACAGGCGCTTGCGTCGCCTTGCGAAACGTCATACATAGCCGGTTCACATAGTAGACGTTCCTCGCGTCGCAATGCTCACCACTCACGTTATATTCACACAGCTTATTGTCGCAGTGAATCACGGCGTCCTCCTTGCGGGAGCATAGAAAAAGACCCACGTCGATTGACGCGGGCCTTCGTGTTAGAAATAGAGTCTGAACTCCAATTATTATTATTTCATACGGCGGGGCATTTGTCAACATCTTGTGGTTTATTTTAATATAATTCTAAAAACCACAACATATAGTTACCCTTCGAACCCATTGTCCAAATATGTTTTCGTGCCTTTCTTGTCGGGCCGCTTGCCAGCCTTGCTGCCTCCAGGCGGGACGCGGTAGCCTTCGGGGAGTGACCGCGATACATAAGCTGAGTTGCGATTGATAGGCGGATCATCGTCGCTGAGGTCCGGCCCCGCAAACTCAAACCAAACCTCCGTCCTGCACGCTGGGCAAATACAGTGATCGTCATCCACCATTTCCATCAGGATTCTGCACTCAAGGCATATCCATGGCTTTCTCAAATCGTCCCTCCTTCGTTTTCCCCGCACCCCGCGCGCTGCGCTAAAGAACTGACGGGCGGGCGCGTCACAAAAACAACCCCCAATAAATCACATACGCCCAACCGAACAACCCATGAACGATTGCCCATAACACAGAGTGGTTTAAACTCCACGACAGCACGATTGCGATTATTGAGCCAATGCTAATGCTCACTTGACTGCCTCCTTCAGCGCATCCCTGGCAATCTCCCTCATATCCACCGCGTCGGTCAGTTCGCGGGGCTGGACGTGAGCAATCTCGGTGAGCGCGGCCTTCATCGCCGCCGCTTGGGATTCGGCTTGCGACCTTACTTGATAGTTTTGTTCAGCTTCAAGTATCATTTCTTCTACAACCGTGCGCAGTTCTACATTTAGCTTCTTTTCATCCGCCAGCGCCTTCTCTGCGGAGGCGAGTTTATCCGTCAGTATGGTTTCTTTTTCAGTTAGTCCGCACTTATGACATTTTTTCTGCGTTTGCCATGCCAACCACACTAATTCATGCTCACACATTTACTCCGCGCCTCCTTCTTGCTTTACATCGACCCGCTATCACATCGCACAATTAGCACAATCATCAACAAGTAAAAGAAAATTGCGCCGAAAAACTCATTGTCACTCATTTCATTTCCCCTCCTTCTCCTTCTGCTTAATGCACTTATCTCCACCTGTCCACCTGTTCCCTTTTGCTATATTGTAAATTGCCGACAGCCCAACACCGTATTGTTTTGAAATCTTAGCCATTGCCGCAAATTCTTCCTCGGTCATTTCCACTTCTTCAATCCGTACAGTTCCGGTTGTGTTCTCAAAGCGGCCCCCTGCTTCATCTTCCAGGTCGTAGCGTAGAGTATTTAACGCTTCGGTAAGTGCTTCTTCTGCCGTTCTGAATATAGGACCATTGCATTCGGACCAGTAAATTTTATAGCAGATCATGTTGTTGCATCCTCCCATCATTTGAATCTTTTTGTAAACTTGCTCGACTCGCCATAATGATAATCATCACGTGCAGAGAGTTCGCGGTACGAATGGTCTTGATAACTCCAACTGCTTCTATGGCACAACTGACGCTGCGCTTGCATCGCCTTGCTTGTTGCGTTGCCTTTGCTGTTTTTCTCCATCGCTATTTTGCGCAAATCATCATCTGACAAATCGGACATTACCACGTTACCCGCCATTGGCGTTTTCGCTTTCACGCGTACCATCCTCCCATCCACTCAATGTACCTGTGTCGCAGTTGTCGCATTGTCCCAAGCTCTTGCAGTTCCGACAATCCCTCATGCGGTGGAGTCTGAATTTTAGCGATTCGCCCTCCCCCTGCAGCCTCTCGATTTCCTGCTGCTGGGCGGCAATGAATTCAGCCACACGCCGCGCATCGTTAGACCGCATCTCGTCTTTCAGCCCATCTCGCCATGTGTCTGCCTGTTCGCTAATTATCCCTATCGCTATGCGGGCGTTCATATACATTTAGCCAACCTCCCCAAAATCTGTATTATCTGCCCCTGCCACTTCACCAGCGGTTTCCGTTCCGTGTCGTATTCCATTTGCGTGGACCACCCCTGCACCCCGATGACCGGGCGGATTATGTAGCCATATTTATCTGACGGCACCAACACAGCCCCGGTATTCCGAATCCACATCAGGTGCGCCGCGAGGTCCGGGTG